AGACAACTGACTTAACACTTCAGGAGATACTTCTCCGGGTGGTGTTTCAGCCTTCATTAATCCTGATATCTGTTCTTGATATTGCATGACCATATGTTGTTGTATATTGGCTTGAAGAACAGGAACGGCAGGAGCCATCATCTCTGTTTTGCCCAACGTAGGATCATCTATAAATGCTGTTTTAATTGCAATATGGGCAGCATGATCCTGTTGTGGGAAAGCTTGTATCGGCATTCCCTTCACAACTAAATCAATGTCTGTTATAGGATCGTGTGGTTCTGGAGGTGTCTTTGGTGTAAAGAATCTGTCTGGATTCTGTATATTAGCAGCCTTCAAGATTGAGAGGTGGACTTGTTCGATGTTGTACATCCCTTGTGGGGCTTGGGAGGATAATTGTAAGACCATCTGTGCCATAGAAAGACGGTGAGCAGCAGAGGGGATATTAGGATCAGATACAGGAATAACATCGACACGCCCGTCAAAGTCAGACTTAAATACAGAAGTAGTGATGTTAGGTACATCATAAGGGTATTCATCAGGCAAAAACTCAAAGTTAATTTTAGAAAGAATACGAAACTCATCACGTTGACTTTTGTGTAAACGTTTGTGTATCGCGCTAAAGAACTTAGCAGATGACTCAATAAGAGCCATTGTAGTTCCGACAGGACCATAGTTAGAAGATTCATTAACTATTTGTTCAGTACTGTCAGCAAACTTTTGTCCTGCTCCTGTCATAAACGTAAGCATATTATACAGAGTCTGTGACGGTTCTTTATATGGTAATGGTACAATAGACTTCTGAAGATCCAAACCAGTAGCTTCAACTTCACGGAATTCACCCGGAGCAATAGGATCATTACTTCCCACAATACGTACACCACGAGCTTTAAATCCACCGGGAAGATTAGAGAACTGACCTGCGTCAACAAGACTACGAAGTGCAGCAGTTGCACTCATTGTCATATTACCAAGTAAATGAATAAGACCAAGACCGTAAAAACCAAATCCCGGTACAAACTTATAGTGGGTAAAGTAAGTTTGTTTAGAAAGTGTTTCGTCTTCTTTAGACCAGTTACGACGAATCGCAATAATCTGTCTACTTTGTTTTTCAACTGTAACTACATATGGAAGAGCCACGCCATCTTCACTGGAGAATGGTTCAGGTAAGTCAAGGTAACAATGTTGTTCAAGTAATACATACTGTTGATCAAAGTCATCAGCAGGGCTGATCCCCATGATAGAATCAATTTTACTTGTGAAAGAAGTAGGATCAGGAGTAGTTGGATCTTCCAAACCCACATCCATATACATACCGCTTTTAACATCTCGTTCCATTTCGGTTATGCTTCGATGAATTACTTGTGTATATCTTTCTGCTTTCTGTATGTCAGAAGCATAGTAAGATACGTAGAACTGATCAATAGGAATAAATTCTGAACAAGGTCTGCGTAAAGCAGGATCATAATACATCTTTTTGAAAGCACTACCTATCAAGGGTAGGTGAAACAACATTTTTTCGAACTCATCAAAATATTCACTGATTTGTTCAGTAAACTGATAGTTCATAAAGTCTTGTACACGAGTCGCTTGATCTTCTCTTTCTTTATCCGCATCACCTACAATCTGTGTACGTACAGGACCACCTGATGGAAAGAGTTCAATAGAAGCTTTAGATTGAAACTTAACAGCTGCTTCAATAATCAAAGGAGAGACAGCTGTACAAGATCCTTCAAAAGGTTCTGACGTTTCTTGTAGTTTTAAACCTAGAAGATCAAAGCCACGTTCAAAGGTTGATTCCCACTCTTCTCTCGATTCTTTGTCTGCTTGGTATGAATCAATTATATCTCCGGTAATCTGTGCCAGATCTTGAGGATCTATTAGTTCAGCGAGGTTAGCATAGTGATCATCTTGTGCAGCTTGTAGTGCTAATTCATCTTCTTCAGCAATTGCATTGATTCCTGCCATTCCTTCATCATCAGGATCTTCAATTTCAATTTCCAATTCGCTTTCGTCAAATTCAGGCTGCTGTGGCATACTTGTACCACCAACTAAACTTAACAAAGGATTTTTCTCAATTGCCATAGTCTTTAATTCCCTTTAGATCACATATAGGAGCTTTTAGAAAAGTTCCAGTACCCTTTACGTGGTGGTTTGTATATATCTTCATCTTCATCATAATTAGGATCATCTTCATGGGAAACATACCACGAATCTCTCATATATAATATAGCCATGACCATTGCGTCAACCTGATCATCATAACGTGCATTTGGAAAACTACAAGCCTCTTCTATTAACTCTAAGGCCCATTCTTTATCTTCCGGTAACCAAATCCTTCCGCTTTCGAGAAAAGGAGTAGCAGCGGTTGCTCTACTAACTTTATCACGATCAGGTGTATACTCCAAGACAGGTAACCCTGCTCTACGTAGATCTTGTAATAAAGATTGACCTGAAGCTTTCTTTTCAATCATAATAGCATCTGGTTGGTGTTTTTCATACTCTTCTTGTGCAGCAGCACGTAACTCTGGATATTCAAATCTTTTACGAATACTTCCAAGAAGAATTAGATTTGATATCCATCGTTCTCTTCCCGTACTATCTACTTCCATCTTTTCAAAGATGCCCCATGTCTGCATAACAGAATAGTCAGCTGTTGTCTTTGCAGAGAAAGCTGTATCCATTGTTTGAATAATAAATTCACAATCAGGAGGTTCAGAATGTTTCCAACTCTTAAACCATCCTTTCTTTATTATACCACCTTCATCCGGTGTAGGATCTTGCATATACAACGATTGCCAATAACGTGAACCGTTATGTCTTTTTATCTCTACTTCATCAACCTTTAAAATATTCTCAGGTTTCCATTCAGGAAAGTAACTTGTTCCTACTGGAAGACCAAGAAGCTTTGCTGCATCTTCATCAAGCCATGCAGGGATCTTAATAACTTCCCACGGATGAATGACTGTATCCGTATCTTCCGCATTAGCTTCGGCATCTAATAACCATCCACAGATATCATCTTCGTGGTAGCGTGTGTTGATTATGACAATAGCACCTGATGGCATAAGCCGGGTACGCAGTCCTGCTGGATACCACTCTTTTATATATCTTCTTCCTGCTTCACTAAAGGCATCTTCTTCAGACATAACGTCATCAAGCATAGCTACGTGTGCGCCACGACCAGCAATCTGTGTCCGTACTCCAGCTGCAACATATACACCATTCTGGTTTGTCTGCCACTTTCCTGCCGACCTTACATCACTTCGAAGCTTTACATTTGGAAAGATAGTACTAAACATTTCATTGTTGATTAAGTCACGTACAGCCCTGCCAAAGTCACTGGCAAGCTGATCACTGTGAGAGACACTGAGTATCTCATGGTTAGGATGTCTTCCCATGTACCATGCAGGAAAGAGCTTTGAACATATAACAGATTTGGAAGAACGAGGAGGAAGGAAAACCATAAGACGTTTACAGTCACCGCTCTCTACCTGCTGTAGCTTATGGCATATAAGTTCTATGTGTCTTCCCATTTGAAAATCAGAGATTAACAAAGGGGCCATCATCTTTACAAAAGTAAGAAAATCACCATAAGAAGCATTAACTACATTCTCATATAAACGTTCACGTAAGGCTAATTCACCATTTGATGCAGCCATGCCCTTAACTAAACCCACCCTGTCCGGGGAGTAAAGAAGTTAAACCGTTATTATTGGGATTTTGGTTTGGAGGTGCAGGTGAAACAGAAGGTAACTGAGTTGGCATGTAACCTGTAATAGTATTTGGTTGTACCTGATTAGGTTGCATTAGCTGACCTATGTTATTAACAGCATCTTCAGTTGGGGTATTGTTTTGTATGTCAGAAAGACGAGCATTCTGTTGGTGAAGCATATAGTTACCATATGTTTCTGGATTACGTCCTAATACAGGAGGTGCATTACTACTAGCTAAACCACCGCTGTTAGGGGCTGGTGCAAAACCTTGACCCATCTGACTAAGAAAGCTCTTTTACGATACGTTTCTTTTCAGATTTAAGATTCCGTTTCCCTTTTCGTGTATATCCTTTTTCAGCATCAACACGACCAAGCTCTTCAAGTCTGTTTTCACGACTTGTGTTGTATTCGTATCCGTCTACAACCTTATGACCTGATGGAGAAGAAACGACACCACCTGTATTCATACGACGATCTGCAAAAGGCTGTGTACCTGTACTACGGGTATTACCCATTTTACGTGTTTCTTCTTGAGGATATAAACCTTGTCGATTCATACCATAGTTTGATAATGGCATAACTGTTAGCCTCCTTTATCTACTTTAAATGGTTCAGGCTGTGAGTAGACTTCATCTACGACAACGTTTGTTTCTGGACCCAAGACACTTGGACCTTTACGTGCAGCCCCATAACCTTGTCCGGTTGGACGACCTACGCACTTGTCCAGATAAATCATATCTTTTGTTCTTTCCATAACATCTTCCCTTTTTTTA